ACAGGCAATGTTGAGTGAGCAGTCTGGTTCGTTCCAAACCATAAGAATCGAAACTCCTATTAAACTGGTTCCACAAGAACCTAAGATTGACCCCATCACAGGGAAAGAAGTCGATCCACAATCAGGCAAGCTTACATGAAAAAACTTTTCTTACTACTCCTATTAGCGGCTCCTGCTAATGCAGATATGACGCATAACATCACAACTTCAACTCAGTTGACAGTTAATGGAGCCTACACGGACTCAAATCGTGTGGGCAGTACTTATGCAGTTTCAGGTTCCAATATTAAAGTTGCGACTGATGCTCACTTTGGAAAATTAACTGCTGGTACTGCCACAACAGCAGCAACACTTGATGTTGGAGCGTATGACGTAAATACTGCGGGTGCAGCTTTTTCGTTCTCGGAAAGCTGGAATCAAGGAGATGCTGTAAATGCCATAGGATCAGGTGTTGATGTGACTTCAGGTGTAGTCGCTGACATGCCAGCTTACGGAGAAGTTTTAACGATGTCTGGTGGTGTCGCAGGTACTTTGGCAGGGACGATTACTTCGGGTGGAGTGGTGACGCTAACTGCTGGAGGAGCAAATACCAGTGCTGTGGGGTCTGTCGTGACTAGCGTGACGGTGAAGTAATGCACGTTCCAATTCTTGTTTGCTCAATAGCAGTTCTTACCTTTTGTTTACTTAATTTCCTAATGTGGAAACACTATATGGATATAAATAAGTGAAGCGTTATTTACTGCTATTGTTATTATTAAATAGCTGGCAAAAGCCAGTCATAGCAGTGCCAGTTGTGCCAAATTTTTCCAGTGGTACAATGTCCGCCGTTACACGCACCACACAAAATGTTACTGAATCTATTGTCTCTACTGACTTCAACACTGGGCATACTTATTCGATCAATGGAACGAATTTGTCTATTGATGGCACGACCCTTTCACCTTCGCCAGCAGAGACGAGCCAAACGATTAACGGAGTAAGCTATACATGGACAGGAGCAGATTTAACAACCAAACCAAACGTCACGATTGCAAACCCAGGTCAAGCGTTTCAATACGCAGAAAGTTACATTGGCCCTGGTCTGTCCAATATGACAACAATCAATCGGACAACAGTCTTAGAAAGTGTTACCGAAACAACCTCAGTCTTCTCGCAATAATATTATTTAGTGGTTCAAGCGCATTAGCTAATACTTCACAAACTGCGGCTCCAGTTGCTAATACATCAGCTTCGCTAACTAATATGGCGATCCAGACTTTACAGGGAAATCTTATACAAAACCAATATGGAGGAGGAGTTGTTTGTCAGGGACCAATGTTAACATTTTCTCCCTTTGTGACTGACTCACATTCGTTCTCTAAACCAAGAGAATACTGGTACGACTCTCCAGTCTACAGCGACGAAGGAGACCTTTTGTTTCATCAAAGAACACGTACAGGACAGAAGGATAATTTCTCACTTAATCTCGGAGCAAGTTTAACTTTTTCAATGCCACTTGATAAAAGATTTCAAGAGCGTTGTTTGAAAAATGCAAAGTTACAAGGAGATCATCAACAGCAGCTAATTGATAATAAAAAACTAGATTGGCACATCGCAAGATTACGTGAATGTGGAAAATTACGTCTAGCTGGAATTGAGTTTGCTAAAGATTCTCCTTACTATCATCTCTGTGAAGATGTTGTTGTTAAACCTAAGATGGGTCAAGTTTTACCACATAGACATGTTATTTCTTCTCCTTTAAAGGTGGCAAACCCCTCTTCTTCCGATAAGAATTAGTCCTTTTTTCTGATAAGTTTGGTCGTTTTATTTTCTTACCTAATGTCTTTTTAACCCTATTAACTATCTGCTTAATGATCGGTTTGACAGCCTTTAATAAAATTGGTGTAGATAGTGCAGCCGTAGTAGCCACAAGGGTAATTGAGCCAGTCTTAACTACTTGAGGCACTGTTGGTATTGCATCAATTATCTGTTGTTGAACATTTAATTTTTTATATCTAGTTACACAACGGTTCCCGACCAATTCATACCTAATAATTTGTTTAGTATTCTCTTCGACCTTTGTCCCAATTTCAGGCGCACCATCGGGAGGACATTCTTCTGGTTTTTGTTTGGGTACTTTTGGGGCTGGAGGTATTTCTGGCTCTTGGTGTCTTTGCTGCTCTTCCTCGCTAATAGGCACAACCCTTAAAGGTTCATAATTCATCGGCTCATAACTTGGTGTCTGAGCAGGACACAAGATCATATTTCCATCTGGATCGTTATTTATAAGCGCATCATTCTCACCACTACGCCTTGCTCTTACACAAGGCATTTCAATCACTGGAAAGCCTACGGGAACATTGATTGGTACGTTTGGAGGATTAACGGTAGGTACATTAATCACATAAGTATTAACAGGTGTAACCCTAATGGGTTCTACACCAATCTCAGGAATCAAAACTTAGGCAAACCAAATGCTTTCTTTTCTTCGTTCTTTTGCTGTGCAGGACTTAACGCTCCAGTAGGAAGAGCAGGGCCAGACAATCCAGGTAACTTAACAGCACCCATTACCTTTTCCATTGCTTTGTCTTGAAGCATCTTCTGATTATCTTCATTGGTTATCCATAAATAACCAAAAACTCCACCACCAGTAATAGCCGCTACTAAAAGGAAAGAGATTACACTGATAATGTTTAGAATTTTTTGCATGTTTAAAGATGCGTTATTAAGGGCTTTGCCTTTAACTGTAGCAATGGTTAGCGTTTTGTTCTCTTGCTTGTTGCCTTTGTACCTATGTCTACAACTCCTGTCGTCTCAGGCTTCTTCAACAACATCTCTCCAAACTGAAGCGCACCGTCAATCATATTGATTTTTACAGCAGCATCTTGAGATACTGCATCTGCTTGGATCTTGCGTTGTTTTTCTTTATTTAATTCTTCTTTCCATTCAAGTAAAAGTTTTTGAACCTCTTGAGTTGAAATAGTCATAAAATAATCCAGTTTTCACCCGACCCAATCGTAACCGTAACTCCTGAATTAACAGTAATCGGCCCCGCACTCATGGCATTTGTATTATTTGTAATAGTGTAATTTGTCGTTACTGTCTGACCATTTTCATAAAAGACAGTATCACTACCACCTCCCGTAGCTCCACCTCCTGAGCCTATTTCAACAACCGATCCACCATCAGTTTTAGTAAATAGGCCACCATCATCCGTGTTGATTAAAAGTTCAGCAACGGAATTAAAATCACTACTACTAGGATCAGAGGTTCCATTCTTATGTTTAATTGTGGTAGCCATTTTTCTGCCTCCTAATAGTTAGTTTCTAGTATGTACCTCCATTAATATCAAAACCAGAAGTCGAACCATCTTCTAGATAAGTAACTAGATCAGATAATGCAACCTGCTTCATTGTTCCAGCGTCATTACAAACAAAACGATCAGCAGAAGCAAGAGTTGTAGAGGTCGCTGAAGTACCTCCATCCATCAAGTTTAATTCTGTTGTTGTTGAAGTAATACCATCAAGGACATTTAACTCTGAAGCTGTAGAAGTTACACCATCTAAAATGTTTAACTCTGAAGCCGTTGCAGTTACTCCATCGAGAATATTTAGCTCTGAAGCAGTCGCAGTAACACCATCAAGAATATTTAACTCTGAAGTTGTAACCGTTGCACCATCAAGAATTTCAATCTCTGTTGAAGTTAAAGCAGCTAAAGCAGAAGCACCACCTGATTGGCAGCCTGACAAAGTATCAAGATCAGCATCGTAAGCTTGAACATTGCTTCCTATTGCTAAACCTAAACTTGTTCTAACTGTTGAACCAGATTCAGCAACCCAAGCTGAACCATTTCCTACAATGAAATTACCATCTGACTTAGATAATGCTGCTATTGCAGTTAGATCAGAATCAGAAGCCTGTTTTGCATCTAATTGAGTTTGAATTGCAGAGGTTACACCATCTACATAGTTCAATTCAGTTGTAGTAGCAGTTACACCATCGAGAAGATTCAACTCGGTTGCAGTACTTGTTACTCCATCGAGAATATTCAACTCAGAAGTTGTAACTGTTGCTCCATCGAGTATTCCTACTTCTGTTGAAGTTAAGGCTGCTATTGCGGAAGCAGCTCCAGACTGACAACCTGAAAGTGTGTCGAGGTCAGCGTCATAAGCCTGAACATTTGATCCAATAGCTAGTCCAAGTGCCGTTCTAGCAGCACTAGCTGATGTTGCTCCTGTTCCACCATCTCCTACAGCAAGCGTTCCAGTAATTGAACTAGCGTCTAACTTGACGGCTAATTCTGTTGACTCAATAACCAATCCACCATTTGCCTTAAGGTCGAGACTTAGCTCATTCCCCGACTTGTCGAGCCCATCTCCAGCCGTAACTGTTGACTGGCCTGAGAACTGTGTGAAGGATAAATTATTTGTTCCTACAACTGCACTTCCTTTATCAGAAGAGCAAACAAAGCCAACATCAGCGTATGTTGAACCCTGTTCTATAAACGTGAATGCACCAGCAGCATCTGACGATGCAGCCATGTCGTCTGCTCTTGCCCAAGAACCTGCCTTACAAAGGTAAATACCATTTTCGCTGGCAGTACTTTGATCCTTACAAAGCACTCTTTCATCTGCACTAATCGCAACTCCATCAATTGTTTGAGTACCTGACAACGTGATTGATGCTGTCGTTGCAACTTTTACTGAGTCCTTTACGTCCAATCCTTCACTAGTGCTGTCAACGTAACCTTTAGTCGCAAAATGAGCATCAGCAGTTGGCGTTACACCTGTGACAGGGTTTGTTGCTGCTGCTAATTGGTCAACTCTATTTGCTTGGACACCTGTATCAAAATCAGATATTTTCGTATGAGCTATTGATGGAATATCAGCAGCCACAAGTGATCTGAAGGTGGGTGCTGCAGCAGACCCCGTTGTTGGTCCGCTAAGAATCGTATTTGCTGTTCTTGTGTCTGTCTTATTGAAAAACGCTCCAGATCCACCCACTGTGATAATCGAACTTGCAGAAGGTGGTGTCGAACCATTATCACCAAAACCGTAATAGAGTTTTAGATCACTTTCATTAAACGCTAATTCTGAAGGAGACAGACTTGATGGCGCACCATCTGCACCACTAGCAGCTCTTTTCTTAATCCTGATCGTGTTAGCCACTAGAAGTTACCTCCGTTTGTAAGTGTGTCTGTGGTCCAAGTATTATTGGCCTTAAGACTTGAAGAACTACCGTCATAATAAACGATAGATTTGTTAACAGCACTATCTGTATTTATAGCAGTCGATGCTCCCTGCGGACCTTGAGTTGCCACCGTAATGACTGAACTATTGTCCTCGTCAATAGTTACCGTATTCTTATTGGTTGTGATATTTACTGTGGTCATCTCGTGTATCCTTCTGACATATAAATAGTACCTTCAATCCAGTACTCTTTCAGCCCTGAACCGTTAGTTAATAACACATCATATTTATATTCATCAGCAGTGAAGGTTGTTGTTTGAGTATCGGTAAGAGTCCAAGTCCAAGTGCCATTGGCTGCACTTGTAATGGCACAAGTAGCATCAGCCGCCTTAGATGTGCGTCCAGAGTCCCACACTTGCGAGGCAATACTATACCCAGACAAATTAACAGCACTACCACCTGAGTCTTTTAATGTGACAGAAACACTATGATCCGAAGCTCGTTGGATCGTCATGTCATACGTTCCAGGTGCAATTGCCATTGTTTAATCAGCAGGATCAGCAGGATCAGCAGTGTTACCTTCTGCTACCCATTCTAGGTACTTTTGGTAGTCTGTGTTTGCTGGATCAAAGGGAATAGAAGTGCCATCAGATTTCCTGAAAACGCTATTTACTGGATCACCACTTACTACGGGATTGATTAATTGATAGGTCATAATTCTGCGGATAAAGTTACTCCAGCGTCTAAATCATTATTTTGTGTCAAAGCTATAGCCTGTCCTACAGTAAAAAGTCCCCCCGCTAGATTACAACGTAGGAGAGTTGAACTTTTAGAACCATTAACAGCATCACTAGCAACGATAGTGGCTGCTGTAGCTTGATGTAAGCATCTATTACTCCCTGCATACGCCACACTAGGGGTTGCCCTCATGTCAACTGGAAAATTTAGAGCAGCTTGCATTTTAGAAGTTGTATTAGCGTAACCCATCGCTATTGGCGAATAACCATCGCCACCTCTAGGCAAAATCTGATAATATCTCATACAACGTAGAAGCTCATCACCATAGGATCTATGTTCAAAGTCAGTGGCAACGTCTCCTACTTCTAACTGAACTCCTGTAATTTCAAATGTTGCATCATTGGTTGTGTACCATGTTGAGGTTTGATCTGGTGTTCTATTGCCACTTGCATATGTAGCCCAAGTATTTAAAGAAACTCCAGAAGTATAATCTGTTCCATACCAACCACTAAGTTCTAAGACTAAACCATCACCATTATTATTATCAAACTGTAAATCACTATTCCCAGGGATTGTTTTTGTTATCTTAGTCCAGGTATTAGCAGTTAGAGAACCTGTTTCAAAGGGATAATTCTTGTTAGTACCATCATGTGATTGCATTCTTCCATAAAAATTTTGTGCAACACTTGATTTTACCCAAAACGATAAGGTTATATAACTAGAAGTAGACGTATAATTCCAACCACTATTCGCAATATCTTGTGCTTCAATTTGATACTTAAATCTTATAAAAGCATCATTATCAACTTGACTTTGATTTCCATTTTCAATTTTATATGCTTTTCTAAAGCCTAATGTGTATGGTGTCGTTCCAGAAGAAACATCGACTTGTGATTGAGTTGGAGATGAACCAACACCATAATGATTTACTTGAAATCTATCAAGAGTTTGATGACCAGCACCTGTAGACGAAGTACCTCTTTGAGCAACATTCATTGCACCGTTAATTATCAAATTTCTGTTGCTTAGATTATTAGTAATCTTTGCCGTACACGTTCCATCAGTTGAATTAACAGAGAT